CTCGGTTGGATTTGCCCCCCGGAGAGGAAAACCGGGATAACAAACGCGTAGAAGAACTAACGGTCGAATTAACGGCAAGATTGAGGTTCCTAGTCGTCTCAGAATATCTGATCACACTAGGTTTAGGTGTCCCAAGTAAGAATAACGATTACTGGGTAGATATACTCCGCAACTTAAATATAAACGAACTTAGCGTTTACATAGAAGGAGTGGAGTCCACAGGCAGAGTTTGTGAACACTCTGACTATAGTCTACCCCCTTACAAGGGATTTAAAGTTAGCGACATCGGGACAATAATGCTCCCCGATGACCTCGAAAAGAGGGATTTCGATGCGATCATGCATCTATCGTCCCTCCTCCAAGTAAGACTAACTACCTATCTCGCCGCCAACCCAACTATACGTGTCAATCTAGAAACTAATCGACTGACACGCGTTAGCGACTACGGTCTGGTACCAGATCTTCCCCCCACGATTCCGTTCCAAAAGGAGTCTGAAAAGCCTAGTGTTCCACTAGTTCCGGAAGCACCACGTACCCTGCCGAAGCAGAGGGTGGCGAAACCGCACCTGTCAAACCCCCCATCAGTTCCGTCTGTTCAAGGACAGAAGGGGGGCAAATCAACCAAGTCACTATTTGAGCCTGGGGCCGCCCCATCTCCACCTTTATTGAAGGAGAAGAAAGGACCCCCTCGGGTAGGTATGCCCCTTCACACACGATCACATGTGAAGGTTACCTCGTCTATGACCCGTGAGGCCGTCGCATCTAATAAGCCACTAAAGCGACGAAATCTACCAGACTCTTGGTTAGGCGTTCTGCGCCTAGTCCAAAGGTTCCCCAGTACAAAAGCTGGGTTTACCTTCAGAGCTAGCGCGAGGACAAAGAGCAACAGAATAGTTACTGCAATCCTCAGAAACAAATTACCCCGTTTTGAAAATATACTGGGGGAAAGAGTCTCGGTTGAACGTATAAAAGAGGGGCTTAAGCGAAGCGACATGGTCTGGAGAGTTGTCAGAGATTGGCTAAATTTTGCCAATATATCACCACTCCGAAATAGAGGACCCCACCACAAGAAGGCCGTATCAGGAATTTATCTACTGATGCAAGACCTTATTATGGCGCGGACACCTGATGACATGCTTCTGTTGGTAAAGAAGATCTCTCATGAAGCCGAATGCCAAGCGTTAGGTGTGAGATCGTTTGAGTCAAAAACTAAGACTCTAAAACGATATTTGAGGGGGACCAATCGATCGTTAACCGACTCGAAATGGTTCCTTTCTCTCACATCCAGCCTACCGCGAGGCGTTACGGCTGAGTTTACCACCGCAGAGAAAGTAAAGAGTGAAGTAGAACGTACAATTGACGATCTATCAACACCCCCTCTGCGGCCACTTCCTATTGGCATGGAATCAGCCATAAGGAAATGGACAAAAGAGCGTGTCCAAAAGGCAATCCGGTTCTATGAACGGAACAGGATGTCCAAATCGGAGACAACAACTACTACCTCTCTCCCAACGACCGCCTCCTATAATGTGTCTTCAGACAAAGGAGGGGCATATAGCGAATTACTGGCCACAGCGAAGAGTATAAGAAATACACCCTTCGACCCAACTTTATGGGGTCGACCAGAATCTGCTATATGGCAGGCAGCTGCGTTAGTTCTCCATGATAAGGAACGACAAGAGTCAGATCAACCCAGATTGAAGTTCCTGGGACTCAGGGAGAAGGGAGGTAAAGTTCGCGTTGTCGGAAAAGGGGACGCCGGTTTTAATGCACTCCTACAACCATTAATGGATCAGGTTATGGGAGTCTTAAAATTTGACCGGAACATAGGTCCCAAACTCCGTGATGATGTGGATGCTATAGTGGACATTTTCAACCACGCCCTTTTGACAGCGAAGCGAAAAGAAGATTACAGGCGAAAGTTCTTCAGCACTGATATGTCTTCTGCCACTAACACAATTAACCGGTTAGCAGCCCAAGCATGTGTCCGAGGTATATCGGACGCATTCGGTTGGGCCACCTTCGGCTTTGGAGACCTGATGCTAGAACCTATTCTTCAGGAACTAGTCGAAGCCTCGGTTGGTGGTTTCCGCTTTACTGTCGACGGACTCGACAGGGTGACTAAGAAGGGTACAATGATGGGAACCCCACTTAGCTTCGCAATCTTATGCCTGCTCCACACATTTGCTGCCGACACCACTTCTATGGATATTTCTGAAACGAAGTCGTTCGTGGTCCATGGCGATGATCTCGCCGGATACTGGACCAAGGGACATTTCAGAAGGTACAAGAAGGCGTGCGAATCAATCGGGTTTTCCTTCAACACCTCAAAAACGCATATTTCGCGATTTGGGTTCATGTTTTGTGCAAGGATATACGAACTTAGCGTTCCCCAAACTGTCACGTCGCATAAGAAAGGACATTATACAACGTTAAGAATGGCCCGAATAAAACCATACCCGCTCGTCCGACTTAGCTCTATAGTCGAAACTAAAGAGAAAGTCGGCGTCGGTAAGCAAATAGATAAGTGGAGGACATTGCCAGAGAAACTAAAAGGTTTCGTCTCTGGGCTTCCTTACTGGAAACGCTTACGAGTTGAGGAAATCACGAGGAGAGAACACCCTCGATTATTCAAGGTAGCAAAAGCATACAAGATCCCAATCCATCTACCACGTGTGGTGGGAGGACTTGGTCTCCCATTTAAGGGAAGATCGAGTATACAAGATCGCTTCATTGCCACCCTTATCCTCAACGGACGTTACTCCGATGGACTCTACTTACGTAGAGTTTGCGAGAGGAGTATTCCAAACGCCGTTTCCAGTGTTGCGAAGTCTGTCTATGGTAAAATAGAGCATCTCTCTTTAAGCGACACTTATAGGTCTACTGTATCTTTAGGAGAAGTAGAATCTTCCATACTAGCCCAATCATTATTGAAATTGAGCCTAGATATAGATTACGATAAAAACGAGAAGATTAAATCCCTTAAATTGTATAAGTGTCTCAAGAAACTCTCCAGACTACGTCGCGCACTTATTTTGAGATTCCCGTACAATAAGAACGGACGCCTTAAACTGATGTCGGATCGCCGGATCATTGAGGTCCAGAAGACACCAGATTTGACAAGGGTCGATGCACAGGAATCATTAACACTTCTAGCAAGTGTTACCCCGTTAATCTACGACTATAACTTTTCAAAAGCCGTTGATAGAGTGCCATACATAGATGGCATCCCCCGTGAGCAAATCCAAAAATGGGTTAGCTCACAGGGAAGTAAAGCAGTTGAGAACAACTAGA